AAGAAATGATTATATACCAATTGAAGTACATTGGTCGGAAGTTCCAGGTAGAGATGAAGAATGGAAAGAACAAACAATTAGAAACACAAGTCCTGAGCAATTTCAACAAGAGTTTGAATGTGAGTTTTTAGGTTCAGTAAATACACTCATAAGTCCTGCTAAAATTAAAAATATGGCTTATCATAATCCTATAACTGCCTCTGGTAGCGTAGAAGTATTTAAGGCGCCAGTCAAAGGTAATACATACGTTTGTACAGTTGATGTATCCAGAGGTGTAGATAAAGATTATTCTGCCTTTATTGTATTTGATGTAACAAAAATGCCTTATGAAGTTGTGGCTATTTACAAAAACAATGAAGTCAAACCTTTCATCTTTCCTAGTATAATAGAAAAGGTTGCCAAAGGATATAATCATGCTCATATATTGACTGAGGTAAACGACATTGGCCAACAGATTGCTGAGGCACTACAGTTTGAAATAGAATACGACAATATATTAATGACTACACAGAAAGGTCGTGCCGGACAAGTCTTAGGTGCAATGTTTAGTGGTCGTGGAACATCATTAGGTGTAAGAATGACCAAACAGATTAAAAGAATAGGTTGTGCTAATATAAAGACACTTATGGAAAGCGACAAGGTTATAATAAACTCATTTAAGATTATAGAGGAGATGAGTACCTTTGCTAAAAGAGGTCAAAGTTATCAGGCCGAAGATGGGGCAAATGATGATTTAATGATGTGTTGTGTCATATTTGGCTGGATATCAAACCAACCATACTTTAAAGAATTAACGAATACCAATGCCAGACAGCAGATGTATGCTGAACAACAAAATTTAATTGAGCAAGATATGTCACCTTTTGGCTTTGTAGATGATGGTATAAATGAACACGAAGAAACAACAATTGATGAATACGGAGATGTTTGGAGTCCTGTTGTTCGTAAAGGATTGTAAATCCTAGTTATTATAAATATCTACAAGATGAAACTTTGATTATGGGCGTATGAATAATACGAATTTTGAACAGTAAAATGCAATTAGCTAATTAAAAAATATAGAGGAGAATAAACCTATGGCATTTCAAGTATCACCAGGTGTTCTCGTACAAGAAAAAGACTTAACTAGAATTATACCAGGCGTATCAACATCAATAGGTGCTGTCGCTGGTCAATTTAATAAAGGACCTTTAGATCAGGTCGTGGCTATTTCTAGTGAACAAGAGTTAGTAGATACCTTCGGAAAACCAGATTCAAATACATTTGAGTTTTTTTTCACGGCGGCAAACTTTCTACAATACTCTAACGCTTTAAGAGTAGTACGAGCATCCAATACAGGATCTACAAACGCTAACGCTTCAGGCTCATCAGCACAAGTTAAAAATATTGATGATTATGAGTCAAACTTTGAAAGCGGTGCTGGCGTAATAGGCACATTTGCAGCTAGAACAGCAGGAGCACACGGAAACAATTTACTTGTTTCTACTTGTCCTTCAGCAGCTGCTTTTGAACAAACAACAAGTGGTGCCACAATATCACTTGTAAACGAAGCTTCTAATACAGCAGTAGGAGATACAACAATAGACGTTGACGATGGAGCAGACTTTAATGTTGGCGACATTTTAAACTTTTCTACTACAGCTTCAACAGAAGACTTTGATGACGGAGAAGAATATAGAATAACTGGAATATCAACAAACACTTTGACATTTGTTCAGCATCCAAGAGGATCTGGTGGATTAAAAAGAATTGTACTTGATAATTCACACATAAGAAGAAGATGGAAGTATTACGATTCAGTTGACGGCGCTCCAGGAACTTCAGCATATGCATCTGCTAGATCAGGTGTAAATGATGAGATCCATGTAGTAGTAGTTGACGAAGATGGTGGTATTTCTGGTACACCAGGAACAGTTTTGGAAACTTTTTCAAAAATGTCTAAAGGTTCAGACGCTAAAACACCACAAGGTGACACTAATTATTATCCAACAGTAATTAAAAATAGATCACAACATATCTATTGGATGGATCATAATACAAGTGGTACTAACTGGGGTAGCGCCGTAACTGGTACTACATTTACAGCAGTTAATACACCAACGTTAGAGTCATTATCAGCAGGTTCTGATGGTTCTACTGTAACAACAGGTGAATTAAAAGCGGCTTACGATAAATTTGCTGACGCTGACACTGTTGATGTAGGTTTGATTATGTCTGGTAAGTGTAATGCAACTCACGTTGACAACCTTATTACAATAGCAGAAAACAGAAAAGATGCAGTAGTATTTGCTTCTCCTGAAAGAGCTGATGTAGTTGACATAACAAACACAAATACACAAACAAATAATGTTATTAATTTCTTTGATAACATTAGATCATCAAGTTACGTTGTTTTTGACAGTGGTTACAAATACTGTTATGACAGATACAATGATGTTTATAGATATGTACCGTTAAACGGTGACACTGCTGGCCTAGCGGCTAGAACAGACTTAACAGCAGACGCTTGGTTCTCACCAGCGGGCTTTAACAGAGGTATTGTTAGAGGTGCTGTTAAATTGGCATATAACCCAACTAAATCACAAAGAGATCAACTTTATCCTAAGAGAGTTAACCCCGTGTCAACTTTCCCAGGTCAAGGTACTGTTCTTTTCGGTGACAAAACTGGATTATCTTCGCCATCAGCGTTTGATAGAATAAATGTAAGACGACTTTTCATAGTATTAGAAAAGGCTATTTCAACTGCTTCTAAATTTCAACTCTTTGAGTTCAATGATGAATTTACAAGAGCTAACTTTAGAAATATAGTTGAGCCGTTCTTACGAGAAGTACAAGGTAGACGAGGTATCACAGACTTTTTAGTAGTATGTGATGAAACTAACAATACAGGTGAAGTAATTGATAGAAATGAATTTATTGCTGAGATATTTATTAAACCAGCAAGAAGTATCAACTTTATCACATTATCATTTGTAGCAACCAGAACTGGCGTGGCTTTTGAAGAAGTCGCTGGGTAATTTTAGAAAGAGGAGAAATTAAATATGCCAAATATAAATGACTTCAAAGCTAAACTTGCTGGCGGTGGCGCTAGAGCCAATCAGTTTAAGGTAACAATGCCTTTTCCTGGTTACGCACAAGTTGGTGGCGAAATAGAAGACCTTGCTTTTTTATGTAGAGCAACAACAATACCTTCAATGGAAATAGCAACAATAGCTGTACCATTTAGAGGTAGATCAGTTAAGATTGCTGGCGATAGAACAATCCCAGACTGGTCGGTGACTGTTTATAATGATACAAATTTCAAAATCAGAAATGCTTTTGAAAGATGGCAGAATGGTATTAACAATATGACAGACAATGAGGGTTTAACTAATCCTGTTGACTATCAAGTTGATGCATTCCTAGATCATTTAGACAGAAATGGTAATACTGTTAAGTCATACACTTTAAGAGGTGTATATCCACAAGTAATCGCTCCAATACCACTAGACTATGAAGAAGCTGGTGCTATTGAGCAGTTTGAGGTGACTTTAGCTTACCAATACTTTGAAACAAACACAACTACTTAATATTAATGAGGGTGGCCTGGTCTCCAGGCCATCTTCCTAAAACTATTATAAGTAGTAGTAGATAAAACAAAGGAAATTAAATTATGGCTGAATTATTTGGATTTAGTATTACGAGAGCTCGTAAGCAGGCTGATCCTAAACAAAGCTTCACAACAACTCAAGCAGATGATGGTACACAAACTATTGCTGCCGGTGGTTATTTTGGGCAGTACCTTGATATGGAAGGTACGGCAAAGAGTGAGGCGGATCTAATACGAAGATATAGAGAAGTAGCGTTACACCCCGAATGTGACATGGCGATAGAGGATATCGTTAATGAGGCAATCGTGGCTAACGAATTAAAAGACGCTGTAAGAGTAAACATAACAGATTTACCTTACGGAAAAGACGTTAGAAGAAAAATAGAAAACGAATTTAAAGAAGTGTTAAAACTTCTTAACTTTAACACAAAAGGCCACGACATCTTTAGAAGATGGTATGTAGATGG